TCTGCTGCACAAAAAGCAGCATTAATATCTGGTGCAACAACAGGTATCACGCAACTTGCATCAGGCGAAGATTTAGATTTTAAAGATATTGCATTATCAGCAGCTTTATCTGGAGCAACTGCCAAAGCATTTCCTCCAGGAGGAGCACCAAAAGCAGATCCAACAGGTATCGCTGGTAGAGCAAGAGTTGCAAGTGATATAAGCGCAGGAGCTATACCTGATAGAGCTATGGGTCAAATAACACCTCGTTTCTTTGATCCTGACGATGTAGCTCTAGCTACTCAAAAACCTAACTTAATATCATCTCAAATACAAAAGGGTATAATTCCTGATAGAGGTATGGGTCAAATATTTGAAAGAGCAGTGCCTAAAGACACAAGTATTTTTCAAAAAGGTAAAAATATATTTAAAGCTGCTAAAGACAGTAAAGCGTTAGATTTTATAAAAGAAAACCCGCTTTTAACAATATTAGGAACATCAGCACTAGCAGGAATAACAGCTAAAAAACAACAAGAACCAGATGAATTTACAGATGTGGACAGAGGTCCAGGAATAGATACAGAAGGAATTAGAGCAAGACCTTTTAATACTTTAGCACCTAGATTTGCTGGAAGTATTTTTGATTTTTATGACACAGCTGCTGCTGACGGTGGTAGAATAGGTTATGATGATGCAGGAGCTGTCCTAAGTAAAGAACAAATGAAAAAGATAGCTAAAAGTCCTTTGTACAAAGGATTTAAAACAATGTATAGTGTAGACCCCAACATGGCAAGAGAGAACGAAGCGTACAAAGACAAGTTCGACATTTTTAAACAAGTATATGAACAAAAATTTCAAGAGGGTGGTAAAGCAGAACCAGTAGCTAAAAAGGTAATGCCTTTACTAGATATGGGTGGTATGGAAAAAGACTACAGAGAAGAAGGTGGTTTTGTGCCTATAGGACGTATGGAAAAAGCAGATGATGTACCAGCTAGATTATCTAAGAATGAGTTTGTATTTACGGCTGATGCGGTTAGAAATGCAGGTGATGGAGATGTAGACAAAGGGGCAGAAGTTATGTATAACATGATGAAGAACCTCGAAGCCGGGGGTGACGTATCTGAAGAATCGCAAGGCTTAGAAGGCGCAAGACGAATGTTTCAAACATCACAAAGATTAGAGGAAGTATTATAATGGCTGTAACTGAACAAAGAACATTACCAGCAAAATTTATTGAAGACTTAGGTCTAGACCTAGCAAAACAGATTACAGCTCAAACAGCTGTTCCAGTTGTAACAACTGGTATTGCAGGTATTACACAACAACCAGGTGAAACTGCAGCAGGTTTCAAAGCAAGACAAGATGCAGCTAAAGCATTTACAACAAGACAAGAAAGTTTAGCTGGACTTGCACCACAAATAGCAGCACAAGACGCATTAACAACACAAGCACAAACTTTAGCACAACAAGGTATCGGATCTTTTCAACCCTTTGTAACTGCAGCACAACAACAAGTTGGTGCAGCAGGAACTACAATAGGTGGTATACCAACAGGGGCAGCAACAACACAACAGATTCAAGACTTTATGTCCCCATATCAATCACAAGTGATTGATGCAACACTTTCAGAATTTGATCGTAACCAAGCTATTAGAGAACAGCAAATACGAGATCAACAAGCAGCTTTGGGAGTGCTCGGCAGTGGTCGAGCGGGAGTGCAACTCGCCGAGTTTGGCACAGGGGCAGCGAGAGAAAGAGCTTTATTACAAGCAGGTCTCTTGCAACAAGGTTTTGGACAAGCACAAGCTGCAAGACAGCAAGATATCCAAAACAGATTTAATATATC